CGGGGGATAGGACCCCGCCGGCCGCGCCGGCCGATCCGATACCGAGGGTGGAGAGTTGGCCGCGTACGGCGTCCATGTCGCCCTGCGCTAGCCGGACACCGATCAACGCCGCGCGGCCGGTGCCGCCCGGGTTGGCGACCTCGTCAATCTCCGCCCGCGACACGTCCGCGCCGGCCACGTCGGTCGTGATGGTGGCCGTCGGTCCTTCGGCGCCGGCGCCGAGGTCGATACCCAACGCCGCCTCGATCGCGTCCCGCCCCTTCCCGGTCACCCGGGGGACGATGTCGACGGGGACGGACGCGTCGGGGAACAGGCCGGCGGCGGCGGCGTTCGCCTGCGCCTTCGTGAACCCCTCAATCTGCGGGTCCACCTTCCACGGCGCCGGGACACCGAGGACGGTGTCTAGGAACTCGTTCACGTTCTTCGGGTCGATCCCGGCCTCGATCACCAGGGGCCGTAGTTGTTTGCGGAGGTCGCGGTAGAAGTCGTCGGCGTTGAACGTCGGGTCGATGGTGGCGCGCCGGGCGCCCTCCTCTAACCCGGTTTGGACGAAGTCGGACAACGAACCGACGAGGTCCTGTTGCACGTCGGTCAACCCGGCTATCTGGCCGATCTTCAATTCGGCCGGCAACGTCACCGGTTTCTGGTCCTTCGTCCCCTCGGTGATCTTCCGAATCTCGTCCTCGATGTCGTCCTTGGAGATGATGAAGTCGACGCGGGCGCGGACGGTGGTCCCGATGCCCTCGAACGCGTCGACCGCGTCCTGGAACTCCTGGGCGAGTTGTTTGGCGTCGGCCTCCGCCTGCTTGATCTTGTCGTCGGCGGTGGTCAACCCGGCGATGACGCCGCCGACGAGGTCGGCGCTGAACGACGTCTGGATCGAGCCGGCGGTGTCGTCGGCGGTGTCCGCGGTGTCCTTCAACCCGCCGTTGAGGACGTCGAGGGCGAGTCCCAACGGTGCAATGTCGGTGAACGTGAACCCCGTCCGGTTCTCCATCGCCGTATTCGCCTGCGCCCAGGCTTGGGCGAGGTGGAGGAGCGGGGTGATCGACTCGTTGAGGATCGCCACTAGGTCCTTCATGGCGGGGAGGAATGTGGTCCCGACGGCCTGCCCGGTTTGGTTGATGTTGTCGTGGAGCGTCGACATCTGGCCGTTGAACGTTTGCGCCTGCCGGGCCATCGCACCGGAGTAGGTTTGGGCGAGGGATTCGCGGAGGAGGTCGATGGCGTCGGCGCCTAGTTTGCCTTCGGTCGCTAGTTGCTGGACCTGCGCGACGGATAGGTGGAGCCGGTCGGCGAGGATGCGCCACACCGGGATGCCGGCCTCGGCTAGTTGTTGGAGTTCCTCGTACGACGCCTTGCCCTTCGACACCATCTGCCCGAACACCGTGGCGACCTGTTCCAACGGGACGCCGGTGGCCGACGCGACCTCGCCGAGGTCGGAGATGTTGTCGGGGATGTCCTTCAACTGCACGCCGGCCGCTAGTAGTCGCTTCGTGGCCGCGGTGACCTCGTCCATCTCGAACGGCGTGGTGGCGGCGAACGTTTGGAGGTTGGCGAACGTCTCCGCACCCATCCCGGACGTCAACGCGTCGAGTTGGGCGATGGAGGTTTCGGCGTCGGCCGCGTTCTGGCCGAGTTTCCAGGCGGCCCCGCCGGCGACGACCATTGCGGCCCCGACGGCGGCGACCGGTGCGGCGGCGGCGGCGGCCTCGCCACCGACGGCACCGAGGCCGCGGGATGCCGCGGACAGCCCGCCGATGAGGCCACCGCCGCCGATCCCGCCGCCACCGGCTACCGCGTTCTGGATGTCGGTCACGGTGGTGCGGAGGGTGTCGAGGCGGGTGGTGCGGACGGTGACGTCGACGACCGGGTCCTCCGCGTCCAACACCTTGATGGTTCGTTGCAGGTCCTTGATGCGCCGTTCCGCGTCCTTCGTGTTCGCGGTGACGTCGGTCCGTAGGTCCTCCCGCATCTGGTTGCGGAGTCGGGTTATCTCGGCGCGGGCCGCCGCGATGGCCTCGTCGTTGACCCGGACCTTGATCGGCGTGGTGCCGATGGCGTCGAGGGCGGCCTCGGTGTTCTCCGCCGCCGCCGCGGCCTGGTCGAGCGACGTCATCATGGGTTTGAGGCCGGCGGCGACACCGCGGGAGTCCGCGGTAATCCTCATCTCAATGTCGTTACGGGTAGCCATTACGACAACACCCGCGCGACGTTGGCCCCGATGGCCCGATTGATCTTCGGCAACCATTCGCGGACGGTCGGCCAGACGAAGTACCCTTCGCGGCCGAGGTGGGGGAGGAACTGCATCGTTGTACGCCGGCGCACCACGTACCGCCGGCCGGTCCGCGACGTGGTCGCATACCGGACCTTCCGCGACACCCGGCCGCCGTATTCGCCGCCGTAGTAGAGGACGCGGTCGAGGGCGGTGCCGGCGGCGGCCCCGGCTAGTTCGACGCCGTACCGGTCGGGACGAATGGCGACGGACCGGGCGGCGTGCCGTTGGATCGGCGTAAACGCGGCGGTATGCATGGCGCGGACCATCGGCGCGGCCTCGTGGTGGATCACCCGCACCGCCTCGCGTTGGGCGGTCACCGGTGCCCGCCCGAACCTCACCCGGACGGCGTCTAACCCGATGAGTTCCACCCGGCCCTGTACGCCGCCCATCGGGTCACTCCTTTCGCGTGAGGATGTCCAACGCCGTCTCAACAACCGCCGGGTCCTCGCGTTCCCACACCGACACGGGGATGCCGCTACGGATGGCGAGGGCGACCATCAGCCGGCCGAGGGATCGGTCGGGGTACCCGAGGCCGGTTCGGGAGGGTCCGGGGCCGCAGCGCCCCCGTTGTCGTCGTCCGGACTCAAACCCCGGACGTCGACACACTTGGCGTCGAACGCCTCGTACCGGTCGAACGCGCCGTTGATCGACCCGTCCCGCTTCGCCGCCGACCAACCCAGGAAGGTCAGCATGGACAACGACATCGGGCCGACTAGTGAGGACCGGTTGAACTTCGATTCCCAGGCGCGGAGGTCGCGGGCGTCATACGTCGCCTCAACCGCGGTGCCGTCGTCGAGTTCTAGCCGGACCTTCTGACGGAGGGTCACGGTGCGAGCGCCACCTCGTCCGGGGTGCCGACGACGTCGAGGGTGACGTCGAACGTGAGGGGTGATCCGGCGGCCCCGCCGAACGGGATGTCGGCCGTCGGCTTGCATTGACCCGACCGCCATTGCGACGCCGGCTCACCGAGCGCGACCTCGAAGTCGATCTCGGCGGTGGGTTCGGTCGTGTAGGCGGTGTGGATGATGTCGCAGATGCCGTCCACGTCGGTCCAGTCCTGGGCGCCGGCTAGATGCAACTTGTACGCCGGGGACGCGAACGTCTCGGTACCGCAGAACGACTGGAACTCCTCGGTGGTGGGTTCGTCGGTGACCTCCGCGGTGGTGAGTTGGCATTCGTACTGGTTCGCCCCGAGTTGGAGGGTCAACTTCTTGAGTAGGGTTGCCATCGGGTGATTCCTTCCTGGGTTGTTACGCGAGGACGCGGACGCGGATGGTGTAGCCGGGTAGTTCCTGGCCGGCGATGGTGGCGACGGTCGGGGCGGCGTTGAGGAGTTGGATGTCGTGAACGCCGGTCACGGGGGTGTGGTTGAGGGCGTTGGCGACGTCCCGAACCAGCCGGGATAGTTCGGCCTGCGCGTCCCGGTCGTTCGACCGGCCGGTGATGACCGTCACCGGGAACTCCCACGACGCCCAGCAGAACCCGGCGTCGGGGTCGTCGAACGTGATGGTGGGTAACGCGACGACGGCGACCGGTGGCCGCGACTTGTCCGACACGTACGGTTCGACCCGGAGACCGCCGACGCCGGCCAGGAGACCAGCCAGGACACCGGCGACGTCGACGGTCTCGGAATCGGTGACGGCCATCACGACACCGGGATCGTTCGGTGCGGCCCCTCTAGGTGCCAGACGTCGTTGTCGAATGACGGGAGGCGGGCGCCGACGAAGTCGCCGCCGGTGCCGGTCAACCCGACCACACCCTCCGGGCTGTTCCGCCGGGCCGCTAACCGTTGGGCGCGGAGGAAGATGGCGTCCCGGAGGTCGGGGGTCATCACGGGTTCGTCGAACGCGTCCCGGGGGTAGGACACCACCCGACATTGGGCCTCCATCGCGGCGGCCAACGATTCGGTGAGGACCACGTCGTCCTCGGTGTCGTCGGCGTCCAGACCTAGCCACGCCTTGAGCGCGGCTAGGTCCGGGGCGCCGTTCATGGTCACGCGGTCTTGGCCTCGACAAGCGCCTGGGGACGAACGACGGCGGTGAGGCCGCGACGCTCGGCGAGCAACGTGAACACGTTGGAGAGGAACGTGTCGCCGTGCGAGTCGGTGACGTAGAGGTTGATCTGGGAACGGACGTAGTGGTGTACGGCGGCCCGGAAGTCGCCGACGATCGCGGTCCCCTCCGCCTGCGCGGACGACGGGATCGGGGTCAACCCCCAGAACGTCTGGTTGATCCGTGGCCCGTTGAGGGTGTCGCCCATGATGGCGACGTCCATGACGGCCCAGTCGGCGGGGTTGAGGAGGACGGCGGTCGGGGTGTACCCCGCCTCCTGCACCGTCCCGATTCCGGTACGGATCGAGGCGAGGAGGTCACCGGAGACGTTGACGTCGGGGATGGTCGCGGACGCGGCGGCGAGGACGGAGACGGCGTCGGCCTCCTCGGCCCGGACGATGTCGCGGCGTAGTTCGCCGTCGATGTAGGACCGGACGGCCGAGAAGTCCTCCATGAGTTGCCGGGTCAACTGGGTGTAGACGGCCCAGTTGTCGAGGGTGTCGGACGTGACGGTCGGCGCCCATTCGGCCGACGGCTTCGCCGCCTTCTCCGCCACCTTCGCGGCACCGCCGGCGACCTTCGCCCACGACACGTATTCGACGGCGTTACCGGACACCCCGATGGTGGTGATGTTGTCGAGGAGCGGGGTCGGCGCCTGGGGCGGCGTGAGGTCGACGGAATACTTCGTCGGGGTGAGGCCGGCGGCGATGAGTTCGGCCATGCCGGTCGGGAGGGCGCGGGTCTCGACGTCGTCGATGGCGAACATCCCGGACGTGCCGCGGCCCCGGTATCCCTTGAACTCGTCGGACCGGATGAACGCCTCGCCCCACGATTCGCGGGTCTGGATTCCGCGGGACGGTTCGTCGGCGCGCTGCTGCCGGGCCTGCGCGGCCTTCGCCAACCGGCCGTCGAGGTTGTCCGATTCCCGCTGCGCCTCTAGGAGGTCGGCGAGGGACGCGATGCGGGCGTCGAGGTCGGTGGCGCGGGACCGGAGTTCTACGTACGTCTTGTCGTCGGGGGGGAAGTCGTCGGATTCGGCAATGGCGACGGCGGCCGAACGGGCCTCGTCGCGCTCGGCGCACAACTTGTCGATAACGGCGGTGGACATGGCGGGCCTCCTACGGCGCGCTCGGGTTACGGAGCGGCGGAGGTTCGTCGTGCGACTAGCCGGGCCGGCGAACGGGCCATGCCGGGCGCCGTGGTGGCCGTGCGGCTGGGTGCCGTGCTCATAGCGCGGGTCGGGCGGGTGCCCTGCACCATCTGTCGCGCATCAAGATACGCGCCCGGTGCCGGCCGTCAATGAGGCGAGGTAGGCGAGC